ATTAGTAGAATCAGACCTACAAGCAAGTCCATTAGTGCGGCGACTGTGAGAGTCTTGAAGTCCACCGTGCTTTTGGGCTTGTTTGCTTTCCGCTTCCGCTTCACCTTGTTCACCTCCCGTTACTCGATGATGTTATTATACACGAAGTGTATTGAGAATACTATTGATGAAATGTACGAACTTAACCCGACTTTTCTGTGTATTATACACGAAGCCTACAATTAAGGAATATAGATCACGCCGCCTGTCACTTCCGTGTACCCGTCAAAGCCGAGGTCGCGGGCGAAAGCGGAATAATCAAAATAGTTCTTGAGGACTTCGGGCGTATCTTTTGTGAAATAGCACTCGTTCACAAGGTCGTATGCAAGGTCATAAAGCGTCTGCCCTTGATAGAATGCTACATCGTCAACATGGTCGATTGCGTATTCGAGAGAATAGCCCGTTGCTTCGATAATAGCTTCTACGGTGTCAGCATCTACCCTTTCGAGTGCTTCTGCGAGATTGCTAACTTTCTCGACAGATTCATATTCTCCCAAGCCTGTGTCGAACTCGCATTCCCAATCGGTGAAGAAATATTCTTCGTATTCTTCGTTGATGCCGATGCGCTCAAACACCTCTTCCAGCTCGTCTTCGGTGATAGGAAATTCAATCCACTCGCCGACCAATTCACCCTCGTTGTACTTGCCGAGGTTGGTAATAAATCCTTTTAACATTTTGCGTCATCCTTTCAAATAAGTTCGAGTGCTTGCTTCTGGAATAATGTGCAATAGTGAGCAATCGTTTCGATGCTGTCACTTTCGCTTGTCATGCTATGCACCGCTGTGACCAGTCCGTCTAAGTCTTCCAACGCTGCTTTTGCATCGTGGTATTCGATGCTGCCCTCGTCTGCGTTCGAGCAAGAGAGCATCAGCCCGAAGATATAGTTACCAGCAATGTCTTTCACATTCATGTCTGTCACCTCCTTAAATGTCAACCTTTTCGGTATAGGTAAAGCGAGCGATGCGATTCTCGAAGATGGTGATTTCAATGTCTTCTTCGTTCTCTGCCCATTCCGCGACAATCTTGATTTTCTGTGCGGTGTCATAAGCAAGCCCACGCCCGTAGGTGATACATTCGTCAACCGCTTCTTCGATCATCTGTGCTAATTTCGTTTTCATTTTAGTTCCCTCCAACCATCGCATAGATTTCTTTGAAGATTTTCATTTCTTCCTTGCTACCAACGACCTCAATCATCGTGTCACCCAAGGCGTTGTCAAATACTCGTCTGCTAACGTCAAGATGCTCACATGCGATAATAGCGTCTACCAGATAGATAGACTTGCTATTGTAGTACGTTTTGAATACCATTTTGCTCACTCCTTGTTTCTTTTTGTGTATCTCTCTATGCTTTAATTATACACGAAGTGTGTAGTAATGTAAATATATGGAATGTACGAAAGTAACCTGACTTTTTCGTATATTATCCACAAGGTGTATAAAGAACAGCGAGAGAGCAAGGGTTTGTCCCTACTCTCTGCGTTTCTGTTATTGTACTTATATCTTGCGCTAAATCGCCCAGTAAATAAGTACAATAAAAAAGTTAAAAAAATTTAATGTCAACAATCCGTTTGACATCCTTGTTCCACTCTACTTGAATTTCCTCAACGAATGACCGCCAGAACGCGCGTTTATGCTCTGCGTCTAACTCTCTATATATGTCTTTCCAGCCGCTTGTTAGAACGGACTGGATTTTTTCATAATCTGGCTCTTCCGCGCTCTCGATGTGTTCAGCGTTCGCTGCTTCGATTTGTGCCATTAGGTTGTCGTATTTGCGGTCATACTCTTCAACGTTCTTGATTCTGCCTTTCTGCCAAGAATAATTGAGCCTGTCCAGTTCTGCTTGCAGTTCGGGCAAGTTGTACTTGCTGACCCGTGCGGCTTTTGAGCGAACTTCGATGCTCTTGACCCTCTGTTCTTCGATGAATGTTTCTACATGATCGAGCATCATTTGCTCAAACCTGTTTTCAAACAACACCTTGTTGAAACTGCAAATGCTGTTTGTCTTATTGTTGTTGCAGCGGTAGGCGTGGTATCGGTAAGTCTTGGTGCCGCCCTTTTTCTTAGCGGTCTGCATTTTACCAGACAAGCGGTAGCCGCAATTTGGGCATTTAATTAAGCCCGTGAACAGGTAGGTGTGTTCGTTTCCTGCTGTGCGCGGATTGCGCTTAATAATTGCTTGCAACCTGTCAAACATTTCTCTTGTGATATACGGAGTGCAATAATTTGGGTTTCCTTTATAAGAACCGCATATCATTTCGTTCTTCAAAGTGGTCATTATTGAATTATACTGCAATCCTCGGTTATACTTATTATTGATATATGCGACAGCGGCACGAACTGATTGGTTGACCATGATGTGAGCAATCAAGTCTTCCATGATTTCTTTGTCTCTCTTGACAATGTACTTGTGCCGCTCTCCGTTTTTTGGCTCTTCGACAGCGTAGCAGAACGGCATACTGTTTGACCCGAACAAGGGCAAGCCCGATTTGATTTTATATTCGTTGACAATCTTGATGCGTTCGCCCGTCTGGTCTGCTTCGAGTTCTGCAATCGTCAGCTTCATGTTGACAAAAGCACGTCCGTTTGCTGTTGACAAGTCGTACTTCTCTTCTGTCGCTGTCCAGATTATGGGGTCTATCAGCTTCATGCACTCATGGTATTCTGCCACAGAGCGGAAGAAGCGGTCTAACTTAATGAATAAAATTCTCTTGAATTTGCCTGTTTGAGCGTCATGAATCATCCTTTGGAGTTCGGGACGCTTTTTTATTAGCTTTCTACCCGACACACCCTCGTCTTTGTACCACTCTACGATTTTCATATTATGCTTGTTTGCATACTCTTCCAACTTCTGCACTTGCGCTTCAAGAGATATGCCGTGCATTTTCTGTTCCTGCGTTGATACGCGGATATAGGCGGCAACTTCTTCAATATAGTTTGCCCCTCCAACGTATGTTCCTAATTCTTCCATGCTCCTCGTCTCCTTTGTGGTTCTCTATGATGTTCGACACGTTTCGGTGGATTGCATCACCCCTTTCGTTGTACCATGTCAGAGGAAATTTTTGTGGGTTGTTAATGGGACAATTCATATATTATGATATTTTCTGACATTAGAACATTTGTTTGATGCCCCGATGAAAGGAGAAATGCAGAATGAGCGCAAAACAAGAATTACTATCCTACATATCCACGCTGACACCAGAACAGATAGATAAGGTTGTCAGTCAGATTCCACGATTGATTTCACTACTCGAAGAATCATCTCCGCTTTGTCATCGGGAACAGATTTCGCGAACTGCATAAGTTTACGCTGGTTTTCGGTAAGCCCATCGTCTTCGGTGGGCTTTTCTTTTTTGTCTTCTAATAGATCAGATTTCAGACACCCGAAATAATTCGCCAGCAACTCTACCTTGCCCATTCTCGGCATCTTCTTACCCTTTATCCAGTCGTGCATAGTGGGAGAAGATACGCCAACAACCTCTGCAACTTCTTTCTGCGTCTTCCCTCGTGACTCTATATAATGCTTCAAATTTCGAGCGAAAACCTCATTAGACCACGTTGCCATGCTGTTTACCCCCTTTAGTTTTAGATATATAATACAGGATTTTAGCTTAGAAGTAAATTAAAAAAGTGTTAATTTTAGCTTTTGACTATTTACAACCAGAAATTTTTGTAGTATAGTTTTTTTAGCTTAGAGCTAAACAACAGAAGAAAGGAGAAAAAAGTATGATTAAAATTTCTCTTGCGGCGGCAAGAAAGAACGCAAAGCTGACACAGAAACAAGCAGCGGTTGCGCTTGGTGTTTCCGTGTCAACGGTAAAGAACTGGGAGAAAGCTGCTGGCACAAAGGGCAAGTCTACTCCTAACGTGGTACAGGCTAATGCTATTTGTGCGATGTATGGCGTTCCGTATGACTGCATTGATTTCACGGCATGATATTTTTTTGCACATGGTTTAGCTTTTAGCTAAACAAAGAAAGGAGCGCAGAATGGCAGAGAAAATTCTCGCAATCCTCATTGAACTGTACGCTGACCAACACGGCGTAGAAATTACATACGAATTAGAAGAGGTACGAAAATGAGCAGAACAAGAAATCAGATCAGACGCAACAGAGCCAAGGCAGCGTTGATGACAGTTGCAATGATTGCTATGTGGGCGGCGGTGACTGTATTGACGATTCGCGCACTTGACCATCCAGCAGAGCAGCCTATCAGCGGAAGCGAGTACAGAGCAAAGATTGAAGCATTGGAGCGTGATTAAGTGATTGACAGAAAGATATGCATTGCGGCACTTGCGTGTGCTACCGCTGCTTGCATGATTGCAACGCATTGCACTTATGCAGAGCCACAGGTAGAGCAAGACGAACCGCAAGTAGAACAGACCGTGGAAGTGGAGCAGGAAACGTTATATGACGTACCGCTGGACGCTGATTTGCAGAAGCACATTGTCGAGACTTGTGAAGCACATCACATTGACCCGACAATCGTTCTCGCAATGATTTACCGCGAATCAAGCTATAACGCGGAAGCAATCGGTGACGGTGGCGATTCTTACGGACTGATGCAGATTCAGCCGCGCTGGCACTATGAGCGCATGGAACGCCTTGGGTGTACCGACTTGCTCAATCCTTACCAGAACGTCACGGTAGGCGTTGAAATCTTTGCTGACCAGCTTGCGAGATATGACGGTGACATCGCAAAAGCGTTGGTTGCCTACAACCAAGGGTCTTTCAAAGAAACCGTTACAGACTATGCGTTAGCCGTGTTAGAAGTTGCGGCAGAACTGGCGGTGAAACAATGAGCACACTCGACAATTACTCCCAATGGGAATGGCAGGAACTGCAACGCGAACGATGGCTTGCTCGGTGTCCAAAATGCAGCAAGTGCGGTGAGCCGATACAAGAAGCGGTTGTTCTCGCGGTAGACGGCGATGACTTGTGCGTTGATTGCATCAATGAAAAGTTCGGCATAGACGTGACATTCAGATATTAAGAGGTGAGCAAATGAAAGATTTCTCAAAAGGCGTGAAGTATTACACCAAAGCAACAGTAGAGATTGGGTTTCCCGAAGACGATTTGTGTTGCTACCGCTGCCCTCTAATGGGAACAGAGTACAAACCAGACCGTGAATACTGCAAGAAGACAGGCGAATACCTTGTAGCACCGAAGCATGTCGTGGGCTATGACTGCCCGTTGAAATTTGAAGAGGTGCGAGAATGAACACGGAAGTCATGTTTAGTAGCAAAACAGATCGGTGGTCTACTCCGCAAGGTTTATTTGACGAGTTAGACAAATAATTTCACTTCACGTTAGACCCGTGCGCAGACGAATCCAACTTTAAGTGCAAGAGGTATTTTACCAAAGCGCAAGATGGGTTAAAGCAAGACTGGCAGGGTGAGACGGTATTTTGCAACCCGCCATACGGCAATAAAGAAACGGGCTTGTGGACAAAGAAGTGCTACGAAGAAGCACAGAAGCCCGACACAACGGTTGTGCTATTGATACCAGCAAGAACCGACAGAGTATCTTTTCACGAATACATTTACGGGAAAGCAGAAATTCGCTTCATAAAGGGACGCTTGCGCTTCGGTGACGGCAAAGCGTCTGCTCCGTTCCCGTCAATGGTAGTGGTTTTTAGAAAGCAAAAGGAGAACGAAAATGTTTAGAGATTTGAGAGCAGACGAGATCGAGTGCCGCGTGGCACAGGCAAAGGAAAACGGTGTGTCCTTGCTCCTGTATAAGGATGCCCGTTGCGACCAGAACATTCTTGACGAGACTGTTGGCGCGATGAACTGGCAGAGACACCATGTACGCGACAACGCAAACTGCATCGTGTCTATTTGGGACAATGACCGCAATATGTGGGTGAGCAAGGAAGACACGGGAACGGAGAGCAACACCGAGAAAGAAAAGGGTCTTGCGTCCGACAGCTTCAAGAGAGCGTGTTTCAACTGGGGTATCGGCAGAGAACTCTACACTTCCCCGTTCATCTGGATTAAAGCGCAGGACTGTACGGCGTTGAAGCCGAAGCAGCGCGGCGATGGCTGGCAATGTTTTGACACTTTCGTGGTTGAGAAAATCGAGATCAGAAACAAGCGCATTGTCTACCTCGAAATCAAGAACGTTAAGACTGGTGAGATTTGCTTCAAGTGGGATGCTCAAGAAGTGCGCTGTGAAGAGTGTGACGGCATCATTACGCCCTACAAAGTAAACGGCAAGACGGTAAGCCTGTCACGCCACTTGATTGCTTCCAGAGAGCGTTATGACAAGACTCTTTGCTTGTCCTGCATCGAAAAAAAGAAGCGTGAGAGTGATAGCAAGTGAGACAGATTCAGTTCGACAAGTGCCGCTGGCAGATGGACGATTCGGGTTCTTGGCTTTGCTTACGAACGGAGCGCAACGCTGCTATTAAGGTATGCGCTGACACAGAAGAAGATAAGACATACGAAGCTACCATTAAGCCCTACAAAGAGCGCAGAAGTCTTGACGCTAATGCGTACTGCTGGGTGTTGATTGGCAAGCTGGCTGAATATTACGGTGTATCGCCTGACGATGTATACCGCCAGCAGATTCGTAATATTGGCGGCGTGTATGAGATCATCCCCATTCGTGAAGACGCGATTGAAACATTCTGCCGCTCATGGACAGCAGGACACATCGGGCGCATGACAGACGATTTAGGCGAGTGCCGCAACTTCAAAGGCTACCACAACATTCGCGTCTGGTACGGGTCGAGCGACTACGACACCGCGCAAATGAGCCGCCTAATTGACTTGATTGTGCAAGAGTGTAACGCGGCACGAATCCAAACGCTGACGCCGAATCAGCTTGCTAACTTGAAAAGTATGTGGGGCGAATCCGATGGATAGCATCTTGCAGAAAGAAAAAGTCTGCTACATCACGGGGCAGACAAATAACCTACACAGACACCACATTTTCGCTGGTGGGCGGCGCAAAATCAGCGAAGAAAACGGGTTTGTCGTGTATCTCGCTGGCTGGCTTCACAATCAATCGAACGAGGGTGTTCACGGGAAGAACGGACACGAACTTGATTTGATGCTGAAAAGACATTGCCAGATGGCATATGAAAAAGAACACAGTCGAGAAGAATTTATCCGACTTATTGGAAAGAACTATTTGGACTAAAGAAAGGAAAGAAAATTATGAGTTTGAACAGAATTACCATTATGGGACGCATGACTAAGGACGCAGAACTGCGTAGAACTACCGCTGGCAAAGCTGTGACCAGTTTCACGCTTGCTGTTGACCGCGACTTTGAAAAGGACAAGACAGACTTTATTGATTGCGTAGCATGGGGCAATACAGCAGAGTTCGTTGCCAAGTATTTCGGCAAGGGCAGAATGGCAATCGTCAGCGGCAGATTGCAGATTCGCGACTGGACTGACAGCAACGGCAATAAGCGCAGAAATGCTGAAATCATTGCCGACAGCGTGTACTTCGGTGACAGTAAGACTACCGCGAACAACACAGAGCAGCGGTTCGTGGAAGTTGAAGAAGACGAAAGCGACCTGCCGTTCTAATGAGCAAGTATCATAGCAAGAAAGTCAAAAAGAACGGGCAAACCTTTGATTCGCTGAAAGAATACCGAAGATTCTGTGAACTAACCTTGCTTGAAAAAGCTGGAAAGATTACGGACTTGCAGAGACAAGTCAAGTTTGAACTTATCCCGTCACAGAGGATAGGCGGCAAGGTAGCTGAACGGGCTTGCAATTATGTAGCTGACTTCGTGTATATCGAGAACGGCGAAAAGGTAGTCGAAGACACAAAGGGCTTTAGAACAGCGGACTACATTATCAAAAGAAAATTGATGCTGTACGTCCACGGAATCAAGATCAGAGAGACATGAAAGGAAATACGATATGACACCGAACGAATATCAGCGTGAAGCAATGCGTACCGCCCCTACCCTGCCGCTTCGTTATTTGATGATGAACGGCGTATTGGGCTTGACGGGTGAAGCTGGCGAGTGTGCCGACATGGTAAAGAAACACTTCTTCCAAGGACACGAACTGGATAAAGAACACCTTGCGAAAGAGTTGGGTGACGTAGCTTGGTACTTAGCTGTCACGGCATACGCAATCGACTATGACCTCGAAAGCGTGTTTCGGATGAACGCTGACAAGCTGCGGAAGCGTTATCCCGATGGATTCAGCGCAGAGCGTTCGCAGCACAGAGAGGATGGTGACGTGTGATGAAAACTTGTACCGATTGCCAACACCTCGCGAAGGGCACAGTAGACGCTCCTTGCAGAGAGTGTATCGAAAAAGCTGGCGCAACGGGCGTTCCCTTTTCGCTGTGGGAAAAAAGACACGAAGAACAGAAGAGCAATGTCAATCACCCGACACACTACAACCAAGGCAAGTATGAGTGCATTGACGTTATGGTGGAAACTTTCGGCAAAGAAGCGGCAAAGAACTTTTGCTTGCTGAACGCTTTTAAGTATGTCTGGCGCACAGGCGAAAAGAACGGCATGGAAGACATCAAGAAAGCAAAGTGGTATCTCGAAAAATACATTGAGTTGGAGGGCGAAGATGAATAAGGTAGTCAGCAATGTCAAGGTCTATGGCTTTGACGATAGCATCAAAGCAAGCAAATATCCGATGGCAGTAGACATTGCGAAATGCACTTCCGATGTCACGAATAATGTGCGAAAGCTGGCAACGTGTGCTACTGGTACGGGACACGACAACTTCTTGAACGGAATCATTGTTCA